ATCTAAAATACTTAGAGGCTGAAGAACTGAAAAAGAAAGATAAGGTTTATAACCCTGGAGTAGAGAACCCTAGTTAAGAATCACTACCTAAATATGTCAATTAGTCCCAATTAAGTAGCTACTACGCGCTAGTAAGCCGACAATTTCTTACTCCGAACACCGAGCATCCAGATATGGTCCAAGACTTTGAAAAAGTGATCTACCCAAAAGTTTAAAGATACATATAAAAATTACAGGTAGCGAAGTTACACTGTGAGACTCTAATAACCCTAGAGTAGTACATAGGAAAGTTCGGCGGGACGAAAACTTAATAATATTAGAAGATATATGAAGAACACATAGCCAAGGCTGACAGATTGAAGTTAACTTTGACACCCTCTATGAAGAAGATGGAGCAGCTGTTTGGACCGATAGACTCAATTAAACCTAGAAACATTTGGAACCCAAACGATTTAATGAAGATCTTACTCGGAACATTAAACTATAACATTTTATAACTTATAAAACATACTGACCGTCATTTTGGAAGCGGGAAGTCGTGTGATGAGACCGCTTCGTAGATGCTACAGATGTTTCGAGAAGTAATAGACGCTGTCTTAGTATCTTGGGATGGATCAAATCATGATTCGTCACAACGGTTGTGGTGGATGAGGTTGATAGATAATATGGTCTTGGAAGCATTAGGTCCGGAACTGTAAGAAGACTGTAACTTCACACCATAAGACATGGAAGCAACAGTCTAAGCAGCAGTATAAGACACCTTCGATTTTCAAATGTTTTATACTCAACCAAGCAGAACAAGGATGTTGAGCGGGACCATACACGGAAGCGTCGTATCTGGCCACCCGACAAGGACCACACTTGGAAATTACTTACGCGTGAAGTTCTTTATAAAGTTTATCAAGGCGACCCTCGGGGTTTAAGTAGATCGAACAAACTTTCAATATTTGATAGCTGGAGATGATTGTTGGTTAGTAATTTCCAGGCATTTAATGGATAAATTAAATTAAAGATTACTGGCAACTACCAACGACACTCCATCTCTTGATCCGCACGGATTGGGGTACCAACTAAAGAAGATCAATTATTCTGATAATATACTAGATTTCCTGTCAAAAACGGGTTACATAACAGAAGAATGTGTGTAATA